TTTTTTCAGAAATATTTTCAAGCTCTACCGTTAGTTTACTTAGCTCTTTCTCATCTACTTCCGTGTTAATTTCTGTTTTTATGAGAGGTTGTACATTGGTATCCTTCAATTTATTATCTGTCAGCCAAGAGTTGATAGTCGCAATTTCTGTTTTGGCAGAAGAAACCATCGTACTGGCCTCTTTTGCTGCGTCTTTAAATATTTCGAATAACTCAACGTACTTTTCAAGACGCAATAAGTCTATTAAAAATTTCTTTCTATTAGAGTCAGTCGCAGTAAGAAACTGAAGACTAGCATTAGTATTCTGGTAGACTAACTGTGAAAACGTTTTAAAGTCGACACCAATAATACCCTGTATAGATTTGTACGTGTTAGTCGCTGTATGGCTAGATATATCCTCTCCGTTCTTTTTTAAAACTACTTTTACAGCGGCCTTTCTAGTTACTTCTACAGAAAAATTGTCGTTTCCTTTCGAAAATTCTAACTTAATGTTATACCCATTATCTATATACCTATTAGGGATGTCTGCTTTCTTTATTCCTTTGGAGTTTTTGTTGTATAAAGCTTCTTCTATAATTAACGGGATGGAGGATTTCCCCACCCCGTTAGTGCCGATAATCTGTGTTACCGTATTATCGTCAAGAACTAGCTCATTACCCTCTCCGTAGCTAAAACAATTATTCCAGCTGAGCTTTTGAAGCGTAATCATTATAAGTTCCTATTATTTGAGGTATTTTACGTTCCTCGATTTCTAAAATATAGTTTAAGTACTCGGCTAGTTCTTCTACTATTGTCATATCTTTATCCATGACCAAGCTTGTCTCTGTATTTCGCTTAACTACTTTTTTATCTAGCAAGGAAGAATCCTCTATATTAGCTAAGTCCTGTATATCCCCTTCTATTTCGTAGATGGTATGGTGCCATGCTGTAGGCAGCATATCTGCGGGGTCTGTTACAGTTTTTCTAATAAGTTGTGGTAGATAGAACTCTTGCCATTCCCAAGACCAGTCGGCCTCTATTAACAAACAACCTGTCTTTACTTCATTTCTATGGAATGAAGTTGTCAAGGGACTGCCGGGGTACACAATATTTTTTTGTGTGTTACTGTGGGAATGTAAATCGCCCGCGAATACTACAGGAAAGTCCTTAAATCTTTCTAGGTCTACTTCTGGTTTTACATGGGGAGGTATTTCGCCCCTTACATGAGTAAATAGAGGTATAGTGTTATCTAGGGCTTCTATAGAACCTTTTCTGTGTAAGTCAGCGTAAGGTAATATAGTGAAGCCTATATCTGTATCCGTAAAAGTTTCAGTAACAACATTAACTAACGGATTTTTTCGATTGTTAATCTCAGTTAGGTTTGAAAAGAAAGTTTTATGTTTTTTTGTAGCTTCATGATTGCCGTCATAGATAATGGTTTTTATTTTTACTCCTGTTATAAAGTGAAAATATAGCTCTAACTCTTCCATTGAAGGCAACCTGTCAAACAGGTCGCCCCCAATAATATGCAAATCGCATACGCTGTCATACTTTTGTACTTGGCGGAAGAAGTCAAAATACCTTTGTTTTGCCCATGAAACTGGGACATTCTTTTGTCCCAGCTTTATGTGCCAGTCGGCGGTAAACAGAATCATGATACCTTAAACTCGTCTTCCAAAGACTCATCTACGCTATCATCTTCTTTAGACGAATGAATACGATCTAATAGCTCTTTTTGTGCATCAGGCGTAGGACGAGCCATTACCAAATCCATAGAGGCTAAATCTTTGTTGGCCTCTAGCTCGGCAGTGGTTATAGGGCGCGACTTGCATTTAAGAGCCTGCAATTGGTACTCTACGTTATAAGGCAACGGTCCGGTCTTTACTCGCTTGAAGCAAAGATCCCAGCCCGTTTCGGGGTCAGTAGGGTCTCCTAAGTCTTCAGCGGCTGTGATTATTTGTTCCCAAAGTTTTTTCTTTAGGTTTAAAACTTTTACTTTACCATCTGTAGGGTCGATACACTGAGTAGCGTAAGACCAACCACACTTAAGGTCTGGGTAGTATTCTCTAACGTAGTCTTTTTCCTGGTTGGTAAATGCTTCTTCTTCGCGACTGAAAGATAGGCACTCCATAGGAATGTCTTTCTCGTTTTCGCCCTTAACCCAGTAGACGTACCGAGCTAAAATATCGCCTACAATACGTACTTTGTTGTCGCCATTGACGTATTTATATCCGTCGGCAGAGGATTTCTTTGCGGAACCTTGTTGCTTATTAAATGATATTGCCATTAGTATGTTTCCTAGTTTTATCTGTGTAAGGGGCTTCTTCGTATTTAAAGTAAAGGGTATTACCTTCAACACGTAGTAGCCTATTATCGTTTAGTTTCATTGAATCGACTGGACTGTGAAGTAATTCCAGGCTAGTGGTTTTAAATGCTATATAGTCGGCTAACTTGCGGTAAGATGCAAGAGCGATATACATAGCTATCTCTTTCTGAGTATACTGTAAAGCATCCTCAAATAGATCTTGGGGGTTTAACAGGAAACTATCTCCTGAAAAATCAATATCGTAATACTTGTAGATAGGGTCTTTTACGTTCTCTGGTAGCCGCTTCTCGTATATTACTTCCTTAGTGATAAGGGTAATATCTCTAACGCGCCCACCGCACTTCTTATAAATTTTCTTCCAATTGTAAAGAATCATTTACCTTGCCTGTATTTTAAGGTTTTTAATAGTGATAATCATAGAGTATTATACAGCAATTCGAAGCAATTGTCAAGAAGTATTTTTCTTATGCCTCTAGGATTTCTACTGAGTAACCTTCTGAGATGTAATGTCCTCTACGTGCTTGCGCCTGTCTTTTAGCTGTGGTACCTCTAAGGTTTATATCTACTACTACAGGCTGTTTCTTTCCTTCCTTCTCTCTTATTACCCTGCCTATAAGCTGAGTAAGAAGAGACTCATTATTTACAGGAGTTCCTAGAATTAGGCAGCTTAGGGTATCTACAGTTATCCCTTCGGAGAAAATGCTTTGGGTGCCAAATACTATATCCTTCTCTCCTCTACGAACGCTCTCGATTATGTCTTCTCTGTTCGGGGTTTTACCTGTTATAGCTATTGCGTTATCTCCACACAGCTCTGCACAATTATTAAGAAAAGCCACCCTATCACTAACTACTAGCACTTTATGCCCTTTAGCTGCGTATGCGGAAGCCATAAGAGATACTAAGTGTAAATACTCCTCATTTTGAGTAAGTTGATTAATTTTTCTAGCCCAAGGAGTGCTTTGACCGTCCATAAAGCGTATCCCAGACTTAATTAGATGCACCTTAGGAACCATGTAGTTTTCTTTAGGTGGCTTATAAACTATACTACCATAGTAATCTCGGAAAAGCACTTGTTTATTGTCTTTTCTTTTTAGAGTTCCTGTTAGCCCAATCTTGTACCGAGCATGACTAGCATCAATTATAGTAGAAAAAGTTTTACTACTAACGTGGTGCATCTCGTCTAAGATAACTGTGCCAAAAAGTTTTGATACTTCGGGTATCTTGCGGTATAAAGTTTGAACATTAGCTACCACGATGGGGCCTTCAACTTCAAATCTTCCACTACCAATCACCGAAGGTGAAATTCCAAATTCTTTTTTTATCTCTTTTTCCCATTGGTTTCTTAAACTAACTGTGTGTACAATTACAAGCGTTTTTTGGCTCAATTTTGCAGCTATAGCTAACGCGGTAAAAGTCTTGCCCCAAGAAACCCAAGCGTTTACTATACATCCTTCATCTATTTGGTCGTGTACTACTTGCTGGGAAGGCCTGAGATTGAATCGGAACTCTGGAAAGTTCTCGGGACAAGTAATACGTTTATCGACTACCTCATATCCGTCCGGGATCAAATCCGTGCGCCCTGAAGGGATCGTAATTAACCCTGGACGAATTATTGCCATTTTATTGATTACCTCAGGCTGAGCATCCTGATGCCAGCTAGGGATAACATGTTTAACCTCACTTTCTATATGCTCCTGAAGCTCGGGAGTGCAGTTCATATAGATTCGGTTAGATATAACAGCTTTATTAGTCATGTAGAGGAAAGACCTTTTGGATTACTTGAGCGCAGGCTTCTGCGAGTTGGATATGCTCTTTTTGAGTCCCATTACCTGCCCTTAGCTCGATATAATGAATCCACGAACGAAGAGTACCGTTCACGTAAAGCCGAGACATAGTATTTCCTTCTGGCAAAACGGCGCGAGCTTGTTCTTTGGCAATTCCGTTTTTAATAGCCCAGTTATATGTGAAACGGCTCTTATCTATCACTTCCTGTTGCAGCCTTCTCCATTCCGAAGCAATTTGCGCATGACTATCCTCTAGTTCGACCGAGTTTTGGCGGTTTTTTGTATCTTGAAGCCGCGCTTCTCGTATTTCAAAAGCCAAATCTTCTGTAGGATCTGCATATCGTTGAGAAAACTCCTGAAAACTAAAAGATCGGTGTCTTAAAAGCTGTCGGGCAATGTCCCTGGTAGTTTCCACTTCTATACAAACACTAACCATCTCTAGCGGAGACCAGTGTTTGTGCTTTATTAGATACTGTATCAACGCCTTTGCCGTTTTCTCCTTATTTTGGTTAGCAGGATTACTAACTCTCGCACAATAGGCTACTAATTGCATCATATCGTCTGGCATATTCATAACGTCTAGATCATACGCAGGTACCTGGCTATGACTTATTAACTTAACTTTCATTTTCTACCTCATCTTTAGCAATTATGTAACTTTTTACAAAGTCGGAACGAACTATATCATCCACACCAAACTCTATAAAGTCAAATTCATCCATGCGTTTTATAATTTGCAACCACTCAAGAAGGTCTTGAGCTTTAAGGTCACTCTGCCTGAAATCCCCACAAAAACAAATACGACAATTAGCCCCTACCCGCGTAATAATAGAGTCTAGCTCATGGTAGCTCATATTCTGGCATTCATCAACTAGGATGAAGGCCTCTTTTAACGTAATTCCTCGAATAAAGGAAGTCGTCATAAACTCGACCGCACCTTTACGCTTGAGTATGTCTTAGGCTTCTCCCCGGTCAAAAGGTTCTATAGCAATGTCCTTTTAAGGTTCCTCGTATACTGAATCTTTCTCTTTCTCGTTACCAGGCAAAAACCCTATGTCTCTAGTGGCTACCGCGCTTCTTATAAGTACTAATTTATCGTAGAAGCCCTTCTCAATATCATCGTACGCAACATAAGAAGACACGAAAGTCTTTCCTGGCCCCGCAAGTCCGTGAAGAACTAAATGTGTATCAGAGTCAAAAACTTCTTCCTGTCCTACAGTAAGCGCATCTATTTCGCGTAGCTTTAAACTGTTGGTATGTTGTTTATTTTGCTGCTTGTTTTTCCTTTTCATATCCTTTTTCTCGTTTTAGGTTTCTTACTTTGGGAAAACTCATATACTATCCAAGGTGCTCCGAATAAGTATAAAACTCCCGCGTCCTCTCTAAACTCTTCGGGAGGCCTCCGAATCGTAAACTTTGTTGAGGCCCCGTTGAGGTGTAATATTGATGCAGTTTTTCTCTTTTTTACCCTTTTTTTTTTGTGGTACTCTAATTGACAGAATAGCGTTTTTTGGTAGGTAAAAACCTTTCCGCTACGGTCAATAAAATTTTTACAGTTACACTTCAT